GATCAACTTGCACCGCCCGCCCCGGTCCCGGCCGAGGCGATGGCTGAACCGGATTCCGGTCTGTTGGCCGGCGTGGAGGGGGGGAATGGTTAAGAGATACAGCACTTTACTGGTGGCGATATTCACACTGGGCCTGGATATTGACCAGGTGAAACGGGGCCTCAAGCGAGTTGAGAGATACAGAAAATCCGCCGAAAAGCGGGACGGCCAATAGCGGCCAATAAAACACAGCAGGAGAAGAAAAATGAAAAAGAACGTGTTTGGCCGGCGATGGGTAATCCTTTTCGCGGCCCTGGTGTTGCTGGTTGTCGGATCAGTTCCGGCGTTCGCTGACTATTGGGTGACGTATTCCGGCGATGGAGCGCGTGGCCCTGTTCGGCTGGGCCAAGATATTGACTGGGCAAGTGGCGACACCAAGATCGTCAGCGAAGAGGTGATCGGCTGGTATCAAGCCAATTCTGGCGTGTTCACCGTGACCGAGGTTACGGCGACCGGTGCGGAGATCAATGCCGTTGACGGCATTACCGCGGCTGTTGCAGAGCTGAACAAGCTGGATGGTGTTACCGCTACATTCACCGAACTGAACTATACCGACGTGACCACCGTCGGCACGGCGCAGGCCAGCAAGGCGGTTACCGCAGATGCCAACATTGACACCACTGGCCAGCGGAACATTACCGCGACCGGCACGGTGCAGGGCGCTGACCTGACTTCTACCGATGACGTGACGGCAGGCGACGACTTGACCGTTACCGGTGCCGCTGCCATAGGCGAGACGCTGACAGTGACCGGAGCCGTGTCTACAAGCAATGACGTTACGGTTGGACCGGAAGCTACCGGTGGCAATGCCGGGGCCAGGAATAAGATCGTCGGCCTGCCCGGGCTCAAACTGAAATCCATGGGCACGATGGTAAACGGGACCACGGAGACCATCGCCTACATTGACGGTACCCCCACTGGCGAATGGGCGGAAGTGGATGCCGGTACGAACGTGGCCATTACCGCAGACACCACTTATTACCGGGATGTGACCAACTCGGTCAAAATCGCCTTCGGCGCCACCGCTGTTGAGAATGACGGCGTAGACGGGACCATTACCCAGGACAACCTGACCGGCAATGAGTCGATAGGCTTCTGGCTGATGACTGACAAAGCCACAGCTTCCGGCGACCTGGACCTGACCGTTGATGACACCGACGGGACAGATCAGGCCTATGTTCTTCCGGCTACCGCTGCCGGTGTGTGGGAATGGGTCGAGCTGGATGTCTCCGGGTGTGATGCCAACTGTGACACTGCCGACGGTATCCAAGTCCTGTTGACTGCGCAGGGAGCTGCCGCTTTTGGCGTGGCCACTGGAGAAACGCTGAATGTCTATCTGGATGCCATGTACAAGTGGGATGCAGACAATGAAGAGGCCCTTGGGTCCGCCATCGTTCAAGATGGTGTCCTGTCTGTTGCCAAGGTTGTTGTGGCGCAGGACCAGGTAAACACACCTGTCGATCTGGCCGAGTACACCGACTATTTCGTGCATTACGAGAGCGGAGTTGACTTCATCGTGACGGTTTCCGATCAGTCGGCCGCCGCTGGTATCGCTTTGATCGCTACCGAGTAATAACCGGGGGCCGCTCGCCACGGCCCCCATTTTTAAAAGGATGAATCTGTGAAATACGACTACGAGTGCATCAGGTGCAGGAGAGTCATGGAGCATGAGTGCAAGCTGGCCGACAAACCAACGAGCATTGAGTGCCCTGACTGTAAAGGGACGGCCTGGCCGGTGATACTGACCACGGTTGCCAGCACTTTTCCCCAGGGCCGGAGCAAGGGCGGGTACATGCGCCCTGACATCGGCGGCCGGAAACACCAGAAGTTTTTCTGATTACCAGAAGGCTTAACGAAAAAACAGCAGGATAAATGAAAAAGTTCTTGGACTACATTAACTTCAGCGTATATAATGCCGATAGAGCGTAGTTCTCTTAAAGCGGCCACGGCGATATGTGGCAGGAGGACAGGATGGAAATTACTGATCTGGAATATTTCGAGAAGAACCAAGTTGACGGCGTGATCCCCCCGGATAAGATGGCCGGGTTACTGCTTGGCGGCGAGCCCCCGGCAGTCGAGGCGGAACAAGAGGCCGTGGCCGGAGAAGAGGCTGAACCGGCGAAGGAAGTCGTCCCGGCAGAACCGGCGGCCGTTCCGGAACCAGAGCCGGTAATCATGGCCAAGGATGGAGTGCATACCATCCCGTATGAGAAGCTGGTCGAGGCCAGGGTCGAGGCAAGTTCCGCCCGGACCGCCCTCGAAGAACAGATCAGCAAGAACGCTGAACTCCAGACGGCGATGGATAAAATGGCCACCGCCCAGAACGCCCAGGCCGAAGGGGCGGCCACCCAGGAGGAGACGAACGAGATCCTGGATGAGGTGCGCAAGGAGTTCCCCGACCTGGTCACGGCGTTTGAAACGATGCTCACGAAGGAGCGGGGCTTCTACACCGCTCAGATCGCGGCCCAGGCCGAGGAAATCAATACCCTGAAATCGGATATTGCCCCGGTCAAGGAGAAGGCGGTCAAGGCCGACAAGGAGGAACACTTCAACTCGGTCCGGAAGATTCACAATGACCTCGATACAATCGTTGCCGGCGAGGAGCTTGGAACCTGGATCGAGTCGCAGCCGGAAGTCTTGCAGAAAGCGTATGTAGAAATAATTAATAACGGCCATGCGGCCGATGTAGTGAAGATGCTGGACACCTTCAAGGCAGCCACTGGATACCAGCCACCCGCGGGCGATACCGCGGGCCAGGGGAAACAGGCCGATGGGCAAACAGCCGCGGGCATTCCCGCACCGAAACGTCCCGTGCCAACGAGTCTTTCTGAGATTCCGGGCGGGTCCCAGGTCCCCCATAATCAGGTAGACGCGATTATGAGTGCCGGGAACCCCCTGAAGCAGATCGATGCGTTCATGGGCAAGACTCCGGACCAGATCGAAGAGATCCTCCGGAAAGCTGTTTAATCAACCTATTTCTTTTGGAGAAGAGCTATGACCACGATTCCTTACGGTTCACCGCAGGCGGTACAGATTCAGTCCGCTGGGCTGTTTGCTGCGAATATGCAGCGCCCCACCATCATCAACCGGCTGACCGGTAAACTGCCGCAGCAGTCCGACGCCGAGAGCAACCTTCGCTTTCAGAGTTCCAACGAAATGCCCATCGTTCGGTGCATGGACCTGATGAAGAATGCCGGCGACGAAGTAACCTTCGACCTGATCAACCCCTTGGGCGGCAAGCCGATCATGGGCGAGGCGGTCGCCGAAGGCCGCGGCCAGGCGATGACCTTCAGCCAGGACTCGCTCCGCATCAATCAGTGCCGGTACCCGATCTCCGCCGGTGGTTCCATGACCCAGCAGCGGACCCCGCACCAGCTTCGGTCCCTGGCCCGCGCCCTTGGCAAGAACTACATGGACCGCCTGCAGGATCAGCTCTGTATCGTTCACATGGCCGGCGCCCGCGGCTTCGCCAATGATATCGAGTGGGCCGTGCCCCTGGCGTCCGATGCCGATTTTGCGAGCATCTGCGTGAACACGGTCAAGGCCCCGACCTACAACCGGCATTTCATGTCCACCGGGTCCGGCCTGGAGCATATCAACCTGAACGGCGGCGATGTTGACTTCGCCACCACCGATATCATGAACATCGACCTGGTAGACGCGCTGCGGACAAAGCTGGATGGCATGCCGCTTCCTCCTCCGCCCGTTCGGTTCCCGGACGACCAGATGGCCACCGACGCCCCGATGCGCGTTCTGGGCGTTTCCAGCGAACAGTACACCTCGATCGTCAAGTCCACCAACTTCCGGACCTGGCAGGCGAACGCCATGGCCCGCGCCTCCATGGCCAAGAACAACCCCTTGTTCATGGGCGAGGCCGGCTTGTGGAACGGTATCCTGATCGTGAAGATGCCGAAACCGATCCGGTTCTATTCGACCAACGCCATGCTGTACTGTGCCAGCGCGACCTCGACCACCGAGTCGTCCGGTACGGTTCCGGCCGCTTTCTCCACGACCCATGCCGTTGACCGGGCGATCCTGCTCGGCGGCCAGGCCCTGGCGGAAGCATACGGCAAGGCTCGGCAGACCGGCAACCCGTTCTTCTGGAGCGAGAAAGAACTGGATCACGGCGACAAGCTGGAAGTCCTGATCGGCATGGTTGGCGGGAAATCGAAGACCCGCTTCCTGATCAACCACGGGACACAGGAAGAATACACCGACTTCGGTATCATGGCGATTGACTCTGCCGTTGAGCTGGGCGTTTAAGTAGCTGTTCTCTTGAAATAAGCACGAGGCGACCGGAGGGGACCGGGAACCAAACAAATAAAATTCCATGGAGGAATTGAGATGGCGACCATTACCGCAAGCAATGTGAACAACAAATTCAATTTCGGCGGGGTGCCCTATGGCAACCTGTCCGCGGTTGGCCCTTTTAACCTGACGACTGATGCCTCTGGTGTCTTCACCGCCAGCAACGACGCCACTGCCGTTGTCCAGAATGACGTGGTTCGTCTTGGCGTTCTGAAGGCCGGCATGAAATTGTACGATTACCTGTCGTACATCTCCGACGCTTTCACCGCGAACGTGACCGCGAAGGTCGGCTTCGCCTATGTCGACGGTGTCGACAGCACCGCAGTCCCGCAGGACGACGACTTCTTCGCCACCGCTTTGGCGATGGACAGCGCCGTGACCGCCCGCAAGACGACCGCTACCAAGCCTGTCACCCTCCCGAAGGATGCATACCTGATTCTGACCATCGCCGGCGCCGACTGTGCGGCCGTTGGTGTCCAGGATATCTACGTTCTCGCCGAGATGGGCGGCCAGCCGTAAACTGAACGATAACCCCGGCGCCACCACGGCGCCGGGTATCCCAAAGGAGGATAAAGTGAAATCAGCAGATATTGCAAAGATTGTGAATGTCGCGATTCAGGCGACCAGATTGGACGACGAGAACCCGGCGATTATCGCGTGGGACGATCTCTCCGAGGAAACCCGCGGCCGGTACGAGACCGGGGTCAACTTTCATCTGGCTAACCCCGAAGCGACGGCGGCCGACGGCCACAAGAATTGGCTTGAACGAACGGTAGGCGTTCCAGACAAGACCCGGGAGGAGTTCGATTCGCTTTCCGCCAAAGAGAAGACGGAGCGGGTCCTGTTCATGGCCATCGTCAAGGAATGTTCCAAGGTCCAGCCGGAGATCAAAGTGGTCAAGATCGCCGCCCCCGCCCCGCAACTGGTTCAGGCCTCGAAGCTCCCCGTGAAGTATATCGGCCACCGCGCCCAGTACCGGGATGGCATCTATGGGACCGGCATCATCTGGAAACAGGGCGAGGTGATTCTGGTCGATGAGCCGAGCGCCAGGAAGATGCTCAAGCATGCCGATGTCTGGACCCTCGCCGCCCAGGAAGAGCAGGCCAAGGAGGCTCCGGAAAAACCGAAGGAGAAGGAGGATGAGACTGAAGAGAGTGTTCAGGCCGCAAAGGACTCAGTCGCAAGAATGGGCAAAGCGGCCATGTTGCAGTACGCGGAAACGAACTTCGCCGGGGTCAAGATCAACCAGAACATCGGGATCGAAAAGCTCCGGGAGAAAGTCTACGGGCTCATTGACCGATTCGGCGTTGCGAAATGAACCTCGTCGAACTGATAAGCCAGTTCCGGATTCTGGCCAGGGACACGGTAGCTCCGTATCTTTGGAGCGATGCGGAGCTGGTTATCTGGTTCGCGGAAGCGGAAGAGGAGGCGATAGCCAGAAAGCGGCTCATTCGGGACTCCCGCACCCGGGCTATCGCCGCCCCATCCAA